GCGGGCAGCGGCATAACGCTGGACGATTCGAGCACCAACGTGGTCATCGCCGCCAACACAGCCGAGTTTCAGCCGGCCAGCGCCACGCTGACCAATTTGGCTGGGACGGACTACCTCACATTCGATGATGCGTCCTACAATTTCTACCTGGGCTACCATGCTGGGATTAACGATGCTGGCTCGGCAAACCTCTATGTCGGCTATCGAGCCGGGAGCTCCGATGGCGCCAGCAATGGCTCACCGGCAGCCGTGTCCAATACCGGGCTGGGAAACTGGGCGTTACGGTATAACGCCACTGGTCACAATAACACCGCTGTCGGGCAAAACACATTGCTCAATAATATCAGCGGCCTGCTAAACACGGCCGTCGGGGCGGACACGATGTTTCAGAACACCAATGGCATCTATAACGTCGCGGTCGGCACTGATGCGCTCCATCTGAGTTATAGCGGCAACTGGAATGTCGCCATTGGATCCCTGGCTTTGTACGACATCACCACGGGCGCCAACAACACTGCTTTGGGTTATTGGTCGGGCAAAGGTTTGGCCCACGGCTCTGGCAACACCATTCTGGGGGCCAACACGACGGTCTCAAGCGGTGTGTCGAACAACATCATTCTAGCCGACGGCAACGGCACCATCCGATTGCGGGATGATGGAACCAACTGGACCTTCGCCGGCGGAGTGCTGGTGACTAATGGAAACGTCGGCATCGGGACGACGGCCCCCCTGGCCCCGCTGTCGGTCAGCAACAGCGCGGCTACCCTGTTCCAACTGAGTTCTCCCGGCAATAACGCTGTGGCTACTATCACCACCAACGGGAGCGCCAAATTTCAATCCGGCACCTATTACCCATCCAACACGTTCCTGCCCACGGCGGCTATGCTGGGCGCCGGCGGATTTTGGTTGGTCAATAGCAACGGGAATTTGGTCACACTCTATAGCCTCGATGGCTCAACCACAGCAATGAAAGTGTTAGCACCATGAAAAAATACCTTGTCCTGATTCTATTCGCGCCCCTGGCCTGTTTGGCTCAGATCTCTTGGCAAACCAACGTCACGGCCATCGTGAGCACCAACGGCTTTGGGTCCACCAATTACACGACCAATATCACGGCCACGTTGCCACTGACGCTGACCACTGAGTTGGTCAACTTCCAGCGGCTGCGCAGCGCCTGGGAGGCCCGCAACATCTCGCGCACCAACGCCAGCCCCCCTGTCTCGGCACAGACGTTCCGCGATTACGTCGAGAGCATCGCCGAGGCCGCGCTGGCGGGTTATGCCGAGAAATCCGAGCGCTATCTGGCCGAGGAAGTGCGACGCCGCTACCTTCAGGCGGACGCGGCCCAGCGCGCCCGCATCTATCGGCAGACGCAGTGATATGCCCTACTCCTCATCCCATTACCCATGAGTTTACTTTTTGCCTTGCTCGCCTTGACCGCGGCGGCCCCCAAGGGCCCCCTGCCGGCCCCGCGCAACACCCACTACGTGCATTGGGTCACCAACGCCACGCACAAGACAGGCGGCGGCTACAAAGCGGATCCGTTTCTGGTGTCGTCTGCGGACGAGTTGGACGCCTTGCTGCTGAAGCGGCTGCGGGAACACACGACCATTTACCTGGGCACCAACGCCGTGGGCACCACCACCTTCATCACGTATGGCGGGGGGCACCGCGAATCATGGTGGCGCCACCCCCTCGAGTGGCATTTGCCCAAAGGGGCGCGTTTGATCGGGCAGGGCATGGACCGAACCGTTTTAGCCCTCACGCCGGAAGCCCGCCCCCAACCCAATCCGGCCCCGGGCCGAATCGCCGTGGCCACGCTGACAGACCTCCCGGGCGACTCTGTCATCGTCTCGGATTTGACTGTGGACCTGGCCGTTAGTCCAGAGGCGCGCCCGGTCTCCACCTGCGCGGTGGCCGTGTCGGGCGACTACGCCGCGATTCGCCGCGTCCGCGTCATCCATGGCGGCACCCGGACCAACGCCGAAGCGTTTTTGCTGGTGGCCGGCTGCCCGATTACCCGCTCCAATGTCACCGGGCTGCGCATCGAGGATTGTGTCGTCGAACAGTGCGACCCGCGCACGGACGACCGGGCGGGCATCTGCGCTATCCTCGTGGGCGCGAGCTGGTCGTATGGCCTCATGCGCCAGGCCACCGACGCTGTCATCGCTCGCTGCCGGGTCGATGGCTCGACGTACCCGCCCACCAAAGCCTTCGCGGCCCTCGGTTGCAAAGACGCGGCCGTCGAAGACTGTGTTTCCATCAACTGCGATTTCGGGTTCTATGTGGATTCCTGGCGCACCGAGTCCGTGTCCCTGCGCCGGAATCGGTTCGTGAACGCGGCCAATGCCGTGCAGTGGGTGCTCGGAGGCTCGGCCCACTCACACCAGGCTACCCTGGGCCGCGCCGTGCTCGAGGACAACGTGTTTTTGCTGGCGCCACGCGGGCCGGGGCGCTATCCCCCGCATGGCGTTTACCTGTGGGCGCGGGAGCCCGTGCAGCACCTGGAATTCACCAGGAACTTTGTCGGGTGGTCACAGCCGCCCACCAACACTTCGGCGGCGACCGGCTTTGTATTTGAGGTGCACAACGTCGCGCACATCCAGGCCCGAGACAACTGGCTCGCGCTGGACGGCCCCTGGGGCCAGCGCATGCACTCATACGGGGCCGGCGCGGTGGACGCGTCGGGCAACCGCACCCTGCCAGGGGATCTGATTCGGTGGACCAACCAATGAGCGCCCAGCTCAATGAAGAACTGAGCCTGGCCTTTCAGGAGGCGCTGCGCGCCCATCGCGATGTGTTTTGTTCCGCGCACTCAACGGAACTGAACCGCCGCCTGGACTCTATCGACTCGGCTTTAGGCGGTATTCAGAAGGACTTGGCGGGGCTGCGCGACCAAGGCACGACCCTGTGCAAGATCAACGAAGAGAGAATCACAGGCATCCGCCGCGAGGCGGCCGTCATTGCCACCTGTCTTTCCCTGCTCTTCGGCGCCGCCGGCCTCTGGGTGAAATGGCAGGGCTCGCCGAGCGCGGCTGTCAAACCGAACTATCCGCCGGCCATTTCCCAAACACCTTAGTTTTGACATCCTCTGATGGACCTGCTCAACGATCTCATTTCGCAAGTCAGTTCGGCCTCGCCCGAACTGCTCACCATCCTGGCCGTCGTCGTCGTCGGCTACGCCTGCAAGCTCTCTACCTGGGTGCGGAACCAGTTCATCCCCGCCATCGGTTTGCTGGTGGCCACTACTACCTATCCCCTGCTGTGCCCGCCCAGCGCCATCAACCCAGAGGTCCGCTACCCGCTGGTGAGAGAGATACTGACCGGGACCGTCTTGTGGTTTATCGCTTGGTTTGCGCACGACAAAGTGCTGCGCAAATTGGAACGCTTCCTCCCGGACGAGTTATTCCCGAAACCGCCGGAAACACCAAAATGAAACTGAACCTGACACTCATCGCCTTGGCGGGCGTAACTCTGATCGGTTGCGCTCGCTTCGGCACCACGCAAACCGACCTCTCCTATGAAAACGGACAACCGCTCCGCACGATTACCACGCATGCCTCGGGGCTCTCGTTCTTCGCGAGCCGCGCGACCCTCGCGACCTGGAAAGCGAGCCAGACCGACAAGACGCAAGGCGCGTCGGTCGGCAACCTGAGCCTGGAAAGCAACGCCACCACCAACTTGACCGCGCTGGTCGAGGCGGCGGTGGGCGCCGCGGTGCGCGCGGCCAAGCCCTAGCCGTGACCGCTGCCGAGACAAAAAAGGTATTGCAAGCGCTGTACACTGCGGCTGTCGTGTGTCAGTTGGTCGATGACATGTACAGCGTAGGCAAGCAGTGGCCCAGTGTCCAAATGCAGCTGCGGGCCCTGATCCAGCAACTGCAAGCGTTGTCAAAGGGTGGCCATCACGCCCGGCGTTAACCTCCCTTCCCGTCCGCCTTCCACCGTCGCCGCGTTCAGCAGTTCGTTGCTGGGTGTCCACGCTAACCCTCGGTTGCCCTGGCCGTGGCCAGCGCTGGTTAGCGTGGCGTCAACCACGCCTTGTGGCTGGCGCCCGGCAAGCGCACCAACCGCCCGCCGCTCCAGCGGGTGCCCCGGCGGAAGGGTTGGGCCGGCTGCGGGCTGGCCTCAGCGCCGCGCTGGACCAGCTCGAACGTGAACGGTTCCAGCGCCCGCAACTCCGGCAGGCAGGCGCTGTGCAGCGCCCGGCTCTCGGCGGCGGCGCCCAGGGCATCAATCTCGTCGGGGAAATACTCCAGAGGCCGCCAATGCCCGGCCCGGCGCACCTCCAAGCGCACGGCGTTGGCGTAGCGCACCAGGCGCACGTCGGCGGTTTGCCCCAAGCCATCGTGGGGCACGGCCATCTGGCAGGCCACCAGCTTCACTTCGATAAACCGCGCCTCGCAACGCCGCCGCAAGGCCGTTAGCTCCTCAGCAATTCGTTTCGCTGACTGGTCAAACTCTTCCATTGACGTCATTTGCTGTTAAGCCGGCCCATTTGCTGTTAAATCGGCCCGCCTGTGAATAACTTGAGAATAACCCGGATGATCCTATGGCGGTGAAGGTTCCACACATTGTGCGCGCATTTCACCCCTCTCCCGACTCGCGGCGTTCCTCTCTCTCAGAACGCGGGCTGAGCCGTGGCTCTCAACTCACGCCGCTACCAACTGTTCTTCCCCTTGGGCCAAACCAAGGGGATGCTTAAAAGACGGCACTTCCAGGTTGTGCCGCCTCACCACTTCAATGCAGCGGTGGTGAATCTCAGCTACGGTTGCACTCTTTTGTTCGTAGTACAGCCCGAGGGCGGCGTTCACGATCATTTCCTGCGACACCCCCGCCAGCACGGCCACTTGCCGCAGGAATTGGTGGGCCTCCGGAGAGGTTCGCACGTTCAGTTGCACAGTCGCTTTTTTCATATCCAGCAAGGGCAGTCTTGCATAGTTGCTAGCGGGCGCAAGACATTTTTCTTGCTAGACTGGTGGTGCTAGCTAGAATGGCCCGCGTGAACGACGAGTGCCAACTAAACGTCCGCGTGCCGAGCGCCCTGCGCAAGAAAATCCAAGTGGAGGCCATCCGCACCAACAAAACCTCTGAACTCATTGTGACTGCGGCGCTTCAAGACTTCTTCAGAAGCTGGTCGCTTAGCGAGCGTGCCCGCTTCTACACTTCACGCCCCTATGCCCGGCGCAGCCAACGCCCAAGGCCGGCTCAGGGAAACCCCGAGAAACGAAACGGGGCGGGCCTGAACACCCCAAGCTGCCCAACCGTATGAATACCACTGAGACGCCATCCCACGGGCCGCTGAACCTGGAAAGGAAGAAATGAGCGTGATCCTGATCCTCTCTGCGCTGTGGGCCGCCAGCATCATCGCCGCCGGGCTCGCGGTTTGGAAAGCCGCTGACCGGAGGGACCGGGGGCAGGGCCCCTCTTGCCCCAAGTGCGGCCGGCCCTGGGTGCCGCACCCCGTTGAGGGCGGGCTTTTCTATTCCTATCGCCGCTGGACTTGCCGCTGCGGCACCAGCCGCATTCTGCCACTATGAATGATTCCCTCGCACCATTTGGCCACCGCCCGCGGGCGGGCAGTACTGCTTCATCCCCGGCTACCGGCCAGGCCGTGCAAAGCCACTGGCTCCCGGTGGAGTCAAGGCCGGGGGGGTGGCCATCCCCTTATTTCCTTCCCGCGCCAAGCCGGTGCCGGTTCGGATGCCGGGCCGGAAAGGCAGGTGCGATAAAATGGCCTTGGGCCGCACCGGCTTCGGGCGCACTCCATCCCTATCCAAAACCATCCCTATGAAACAACCCATTCCCAACGACGACCCAGCGGCTCGGCCGCCCTTGATCGACAACGGCTTCACCCGCCTGCTCAGCGAGCATCGCTGCGGCCACCTGGCGCACGAGCTCTCCACCGAGCTGCGGGCCCTGCTGGCTGCCTGCGAGGAAACCGGGAAACCGGGCAGCCTCACCCTTAAGCTCTTCGTGAAACCCGCCAACAAGGGCCAGGCCCTGTTGGTGCTGATCGAGGACGAGTTGAGCCTCACGGCCCCCAAACTGCCCGTTGAACCCTCGGTCTTTTTCGTGGACCCAGACCACAACCTCTCCCGCGACCACCCGCAGCAATTGAGAATGGAGCTCCGCACCGTGGAGGTTGAGCCGGTGGCCACGGCGGTCTTGCGCCAGGCCGCCTCCCAATAAACTCGAAACCTGAACCAAACTCGAAACCTATGGAAACCACCCATGACTCCGCTCCCCCTCGACTGGAAGTGGACGTGTTACTGGCCGCTGGCCGAGCGTTAGGCAGCGAACTCATCAAACCCGGTGAGGACGGCCTGCCCGCCGTGCTGGTCCCAGCCGGGTATCAGTTGCAAAGCTTGGAAGCGCTCTTGCCCCCGCAGTGGGTCAAAGCCGCGCCGGAGTTCACCCACACGCAGAGCTTCGCCGCCTACGTCCAGCGGCACCTTCGGCCTGAAACCACCCATCTGTTTGTCCACCCGGCCGATGACTCCTCCCGGATGCTGTGCGTGTTCGATTACCACGCCGCTGCGCCGGGGCGCTGCGCGCATCGGGCCACTTTCCGGCCCAAGCCCACCAAGGACTGGCAATTGTTCCTCAGCCAAGCCAACGTCTGGCTCACCCAGGTGGAGCTGGCCCTCTTTTTGGAAGACAACGCGGCCTTGTTCGTGGATCCGCCCGGAGCGGAGTTGCTCGAACTCGTGCACACCCTGCACGGACACGCCGAGGCGCGCTTTAGTGCCGCGGTGCGCCTGCAAACCGGGGCCGTGCGCCTGCACTACGACGAAGACGTGGTCGTGCGCGGCGGCGAAAACATCAGCCAGGGCCAGATGGAGCTTCCCGCCAAACTGGTTTGCGGCGTGGCGCCTTTCGAGGGCCTGCCGCCCTACGCCCTCACTGTTCGGCTGCGCTACACCGTCCGCGAGCACAAGTTGTCCCTCCGTTACGAGCCGGTCCGGCCCGATCTGGTGGTCAAGAGCGCGATGCACGAACTGGTCAGCGAAATCCAGACAACCACGGGCTTGGCGGCTCTGCACGGCTGGCCTTCGTAAGGACTCGATTTTTATGGCTGCTCGGTTTCTTGGGCTTCCACACAACTGCCGGCTCCTCTGCCGCCATCTCTTGGCGCATGTATCATAGCCGGTCGTCCAGCCGAGCAGCCATTTTTTGATCCCATGAGCGAACCCACCACCCTGGACCTGGCGCCGATCACCCTGCAGCCCCTGGCTACACCCGTGGCCCCTTCCCCGGCGGACATCCTCAGGGCCGTGGTGGAGAAAGGGATCACCCCGGAAAACATGGCCGTGGTCGAGAGGCTCGCCGGCATGTGTCGCGAGGTCCGGGCCGAAGAATCGAAAACGGCTTTCTTTCGCGCGCACTTCAGGCTGCGCAAGACGATGCCGGCCATCTACGCCGACCGCGAGGTCCGCACCAAGTCGGGCGAGCTCGCCTTCCAATACTGTTCACCGCAGGAGATCAAGGACGCCCTGGAGCCGCATCTCCTCCAGCACGGCTTCTCCACCATCGTCGGCCAAGCGCTGGAGAACAACCAGGTCACGGTCACGCTCACCGTCATCCATGAGCTGGGCCACAGCGAGTCGCGCAGCTATACCACCCGCGTTTCGCCGGGCACCAGCTTGATGAGCCCCACCCAATGCGACGCCGCCGCCACCACGGCGGCCGAGCGCCAGTTGCTCATTCGCTTCTTTGGCCTGCGCACCCGGCTCCGGGCCGATGATGACCCGCGCCACGTCGGTGAGTTCATCTCCGCCGCCCTGGCCGAGGAACTGCACCGGCGCGTCCAGGATCTGCACGACCGGGTGGATGAAGTGCGCTTTCTCCGGTTTGCCGGCGTCCAGGTGGACGGCTTGCCCGCCCGCACCCATTACCAGCAGATCATGTCCGGCAAATACGAGGTGCTGGACGCGCAGCTCCGCAAAAAAGAACAGCAAGGCAAATGAAAATCGTCCCTTGCGAACAGAACAGCCTGGAATGGCTGCGGGCCCGGGCGGGCATCCCCACCGCCAGCGAGTTCGATCAACTGGTCACGCCCAAGGGCGAACTCCGCACCGGGGAAATGCCCCGGAGTTACCTGGCCCGCAAACTCGCCGAAGCCTGGCTGGGCGGCCCGTTGCCCGGCTACCAGTCCATCGACATGGAACTCGGCCAGATTCTCGAGGAAGAAGCCATCCCGTTTTACGAATTGGAGCGCAGCACGTCCATCACCCGGGTCGGCTTCGTCACCACCGATGACGGCCGGCTCGGTTGTTCGCCGGACGGCTTGCTCGGCGACCAGAGCGGCCTCGAGATCAAATGCCCGGCCGCCCACACCCACGTCGCCTGCCTCCTGGCCGGCCAACTGCCCGCCGCTTACGTGCTGCAAGTCCAAGGCGCCATGCTGGTCACCGGGCGCGCCGCCTGGCAGTTCCTCTCCTACCGGCGCCGTTTCCCGGCCCTGTTGCTGGAAATCGAGCGGGATGAGAAGCTGATCGCCGTCTTGCGGGCAGCGCTGGACGCATTCCTGGAGCGCTTGGACGCGGGCCTGAAACGGTTGACGGAACTGAACGGCGGTCCACCCGCCCGCTTTGCTGCCCCGCCGGCACCACCCGAACCCAACCCCATCGACCTCATGCCGTGAAAACACCCGCATGAACCCCGCCCTGCCACAACTGATTTCCGAGGAAGCGCAGCTCTGGAATGACTTTCTGCGCGTCGAAGCCGAGCATCAGCCCCCGATTGCCGTGGCGCGCCAGGCATGGTGTGAGGCATTGCTCCGCCTGCAGAAAGCCCGGCAGATCGCAGCATGGCGCCAAGAATTTGCAGCCTCACTACCGCAACCACCACCCCAACCCCAACCCCAATCCACCCCATGATTCACGCCCGTTCTGACTACCAACGCATTCAAGACCCCGGCTACACCGATGCCGCGGGCAAACAACACCTCATTCCGAAGGACGAACCAGTCTTTCTCCTCCGCGCCCAGGACCAAACCGCGGCCCCCGTGCTGCGCCACTGGATCAAGTGCAACCGCAAGCTGCTGAAAACGCAGCGCCCACACCTGAGCGCCGAGCACATCAAAGCGCGGCAGAAGGCCTTGACCCTGGCCGAAGCCCACTGCTACCGCTTCGAGGATTGGGCGCCCCAAAAACCGGCCGATTGCTGACCCGTAGGGCGCGCCGCTTGGCAGGCGATTGCACAATGGAGAAATCATCCATCATCTCAACCGGAAATGGAAGCCGACTGAATGCAGTCGCAGTGAAAACCGGACAGTCACTACCAGCGTGCAAGTGCATGGCTTCAAAACTTGTTTCGGAAGGAAAACTCCAACGCTTACAGCGAGGACTATATGGGAGACCACACTAGCATCGCGTGGTGTGACCACTCGTGGTCGCCGTGGATCGGCTGCACGAAAGTCTCACCCGGATGCCTTAACTGCTACGCCGAGGCCCGCGACAAGCGGCACCTGCTGGAAGATGTGGACCATTGGGGACCGGGCAAACCACGGTGGCGGACGCGGGACTGGCGCAAGCCGCGGCGGTGGAACAAATCCGCCGGGCAGCTCGAACGGCGGCCGCGCGTGTTCCCCAGCCTGTGCGACTGGCTGGACCCGGAGGTCCCGATTGAGTGGCTGGCGGATCTGCTCGCGGTGATCCACGACACACCGCGCCTCGACTGGCTGTTGCTGACGAAGCGCCCGGAGCTATGGCCTGCGCGCGTATATTCTGCGGTTCACGTCCGCCATCACTGGGCGGTGGACTGGTTGAACGGCACCCCGCCCCCCAACGTCTGGATCGGTGTGTCGGTTGAGGACCAGGAGCGAGCCGACGAACGCATCCCCGCATTGCTGCACATCCCGGCGCACATCCGCTGGCTATCGTGCGAGCCGTTGCTGGGGCCGATCATGTTAGACCGCAGTTGGCTGACCGGGGATAGCTGGGAGACGCCAATCGGCCGGCACATGGACTGGGTTGTGATCGGAGGGGAGAGCGGACTTCAGGCCCGGCCGTGCCATCTCGCCTGGATTCGCAGCATCCGGGACCAGTGCCGGGGCGCTCAAGTGCCGGTGTTCGTCAAACAATGCTCTGGGCAAAGACCGGGACAGCAAGGTCTGATTCCAGACGAACTATGGAATATAAAACAATTCCCAGAATCGGACCGGACCGAATTTTCACGGCGAAAGAACAGCCTATCCAAGACCGCCGCGATACTCCCGCCCGCTGAGCGGAGCGGGAGTCCATTTGAAGCACTATCAGTTCATGCATGAAACTCATCGGCATTGATCCCGGCCTGGATGGCGGCGTGGCCTTGTTGGGCGGCGGCGAAGATGGCGAGCTCGTGCACACCTGGATCACGCCCACCCTGCCGCATCCCTCCGGCAAAGGCCACCGCCGCGAATACGATGTGCCCGCCATGCGCCGGCTGCTCGGCGCGACGGTGGACCTGGCCGTCATTGAATCTGCCCAAGCCAGGCCCGGCCAGGGCGTCAGCTCCATGTTCTCGATTGGCAAAGGCTTTGGCCTCTGGCTGGGCCTGCTGGCGGGCCTGGGCATCCCTTACGACATCGTGCATCCCCGCCGCTGGAGTGGCGCCATGCTGGCAGACGTGGCCAAAGGCGACACCGAGGCCGCCGCCGCTGTGGTGGCCACCCGGCTCTTCCCCGCCTTGGACCTGCGCGCCTCGCCCCGCTGCCGCAAACTTCATTCCGGCATGGTGGACGCCCTGCTGATCGCGGAATGGAAGCGCCGGCAACTGCTGAACACGCCTCGATGAAGCGCTTCACCGCCACTGAACAATGGGACAAAGAATGGCACCGCAAACTGGATTGCCGGCTCAAATGTTTCTGGGCCTACCTCTGCGCCAAGTGCAACGCCATCGGCGTTTGGGAACCGGATTTCGAGTTGGCTAGCTTCCAGATCGGCGGGCCCGTCAGCGCCCAAGACCTGGCCCATTTCCAAGGGCGCGTCCAGAGGCTCGCCGACGGCAAATGGTGGCTCATTGGCTTCATTGAATTTCAATACGGCCAACTGTCGGAGACCTGTCCCGCCCATAAGCCGATCTTACGCTTGCTGGCCGCCCAACCCGAGGTGCGCATCCTCCTCGCCGCTAGCCTACCCCATACCCTATTTAATAGGGTATTTACTACCTCTCTTAATACCCATCCCTCAAATACCCTATGCAATAGGGTACAGGAAGAGGAAAAGGAAAAGGAAGAGGAAAATAATAAGAAAAAGAATAAGGGGGGTCCAGGGGGGGAAAGGGAATCGGCCACCGCCCGGCTCTGGGCGCTCCGCCAACGCCTGGACGCCTTGGAAAAGCTGCTCCAGCCGCATGAACACGCCCAGGCCCGCGAGCTGCCGGAGAAGAACCGCGACCAAATCCTGGCCTGGCGCCGCCAGCGCCGGGAGTTGCTGGCCCAGATCGCCCAACCCCAAAACCCATGCCCGGCTTGAAACCAACCACTTATGACAACCAGAGCGCCGAGACCAGAGCGCCGAGGTTGGGTAGAAAGAGATTCCTTGGCCTCTGGGCGCCACCAGGACGCATCGTAGGGGGCGGGCAGGTAGGAAGCAACCACCTCGGCGTTGCGACGCCGTGGCGGGCCATTTCCGCGCGATGGCGGGCCATTGGCGGCGAGACCGGTGGGGCGCCCCGGCGCGGTGGCAGCCCTGGACAAGGCCCCAGGCAATCCGTCGCACGATGGAGTGGGGCGGCGGTATGAGCAACACAGAACGCGCCAACGGCGGTTGTGTCCAGCGCCTGGTGAGGAGACGGCTCACCGCAAAAGACTGGGATGACGCCGCCGACCTTTTCGAGCAAGGTGCGGTACAAGCCGAGGAAGCATCGCCAACCACGCACACCACCGCCGCCGCTAAATATGCTGTCGAGCGGATGAACAGCCTCGCCATGTTCGCAACTCGCAAGTCCGTGGAAATGAGAACCCGTGAACGCATGGAGTCTCCTAACGAAAAAGCTGAGCCACTGCCGCCCGACGGCGACGGTGGTGCGCAGAAAGGACAATCGAAATGAAATCAAACTCGAAACGGAAAGCGGGGCGGCGGGTAGGTGCAGCGCCCTTGTTAGACCACACCATTGCGGATGCTGACATCATCGGATACGGCACAGCAGCGGTGAAAACATCCGCTGGCCTCATGCACGTCATTATCAGGTCTGGCAGTCCAACATTCAAGCGTCTCGAAAAGCTCATGCGAAGTGGGCGGTCGCTGTGGTCTAACGACCGAACTGAGCGACAGCCGCCGACCACGACTGTCGCCGACACGAAAGACCTATGAAAAATCCAAACCTCACGAAACGGAAAGGCGGGCGGCTGTTCGCCCTTGTTCGGCGTATGAAAACTAGCTATCAACACTCTGAATCGTTGCTCGCACGGTATCGAGAAGGGCTTTGGATTCTCGATCATCTCCGTCAAAAATCTCCTGACGGAGCTTGTAGTGAGCCTCGCGAGCCTCTCCACGCAATCCAACCTCATCATATGAACAAGCCAGTTTCTTCGCTCAATGACATCATCGAGATGGTCAAACTCAGCATACGTAACCTTCAGTTTGAGAAGCTCTTTTTTGAGGGCACCGAGTATCTGAAGCCTGAGACGCGCAAACTCGCGGATGAACTCATCGACCGCGCTCTTTGGTTGCTTGCGCTCTATGAGAATCATCGTCGCGAGCATGACCTCAATCCCCTGACAAATCAGGATGCACTTCCCGATGTTTGCGGTCATTGCCTTCAGTTCCGTAGGGATGTCGGTCATATCAACTCGCAACTACTGAACGTGGTGTCGCCGAATTGTTCGGCGACTTGTGGTCTGCGCTGCACCAGAGGACATACTCTGGTCCCGACTGACTATCGTTACAAGGCTGCGCTGAAAAGTGGCAGATGTCCGATGCGGATAAAAACCGACCCGTGGCACTATAGGACATGCGGGCGCGCTCTTTCGCCGAACGACCAAGCTGAGGCAAGCGGCGCACGCGGGCGTCCGATTGCCAACCCAGATGCGCCCGCCGCTTTGCCTCCAGCGCATGGTTGGGCATCACGGTCGAACTCGAAATAAATGTATGAACGAACAAACACAGCAACTCATCGAAAAGCTCGCAGAGAAACTCGGCACGACTGCCGAACACCTGTGGGCGGTGCATCTGCGACAAGCGCCGATAACCAGCACGACCGAAGCAATCGCGCTCTGCATCTACGCTGCCGTGATGGTCTTGGGCTACCGGCTCGTGCGTGATAAAACCAAGGATGACGGCGACTGGAACGACAACTGTGGAAGCATCGCGCTGCCGTGGCTAATCTGGGGCGTCGGAACGCTCTGTCTGCTCATCGCACTGTGCTGCTCTGTCAGCAACATCGTGGCCGGATTCGTGAACCCTGAATACTGGGCGCTCAAGCAAGTCATGGGTAACTGATGTAGCAGTGACGCCAGAAAGGACACATGACGACCGAATTAACCGAGACTCAACCGAAGCCAGAAGCGGGGCGGCCGTTAGCTCCAACCGCCGGGTCGGCGACGTGGTGCGGACTGAAAGACGACCCGACCTTCGTGCAATGCTGCTGCAACTGCAAGCATCTGCATCCAGTCCACTATCACTGCGGCACAGAGCCACAGCCGACGGATGAGCAAAAGAAAGCGGCAGGCATCAAAGGCCGCTGCGTCTGTGGCGTGCAAAAAGGCTGGGCGTGTCACAACCCGGAAATGGACGGAAGAATTTTCGACAACTGGCCGCAGCACTCAGGCGGGTGCGAGTGCTACGATCCGAAGTCGTCTAACGACTGAACTGAGCAACCCGGCCCATGAAGACTAACGACTGCAACGAAGACGCAAGGGCCGGGTCCGCTCCGGTGAGCTTGTTAGCTGAACTGGTAGCCGATGGGGCCCGTGTGCTCAGGGATCGGCTGCCCCCGCACAGCCTCGAAGCCGAACAGGCCGTGCTGAGCTGCATCCTGCTCGCCCCCCAAGACGTGTTGCCGCTGTGCCTCGAGCGCTTCGCGGGCCGTGAGGCCTTCTACGACCTCCGCCATCGCGCCATCTACGCTGCCCTGGAAACCCTCTACGACCAGCGCCACCCAATCGACCTCATCACCCTGGCCCAGCGCCTGAAGGACCAGCAGCAGTGGGAAGCCGTCGGCGGGATGGCTTTCCTGGCCCCTTTGCCGGACGTGGCCCCCTCCTCCGCCCACGCCGGCTATTACATCGACATCGTCTGGGACAAATACCTGCTCCGGCGCCTGCTGCGGGCCTGCACCAGCATCACGGGCCGCATCTACGAACACGCCGGCCACGCCGAGGAACTCCTGGACGGCGCCGAAAGCGAAATCCTCCAGGTAGGCGAACAGCGGGGCACCAGCGCAGCCCGACCCATTCGCACCCTGGTCAACGTGGCCCTGGACAGCATCGAGCAAGCCCACGCGCGCGGCGGCGCACTGACCGGCCTGGCCACCGGCTTTCCCGATTTCGACCAGCTCACCAGCGGGCTGCACGCCGGGGAAATGATCGTCATCGCGGCCCGCCCGAGCCTGGGCAAGGCGCAACCTCTGAATGTGAGCGTGCTCACGCCGGAAGGCTATGTAGCCATGTCCCAGATCGCTGTTGGGTCCATGGTGATTGGCGCAGATGGCAGGCCGCACCCAGTGGTGGGCGTGTTCCCTCAAGGGCAGAAAAAGGTGAGCAAGGTCATTTTCTCCGACGGAACATTCACGCGCTGCTGTGACGAACACCTCTGGTTCACGCAAACCAGAAATGAGCGGCGGCGCGGTGTTTTAGGTTCCGTGAAAACCACCGCGGAAATTCACCGCACCATTCGGCGTCCGGACGGCGCCTACCGAAATCACGTCGTTCCGGCCGTGCGCCCGGTGGAGTTTGCGCAGGGAGATGGCCTGCCCTTGCACCCGTGGTTGTGCGGGGCGTTGCTCGGCGACGGATCGTTGGCTAATGGATGCGTTGTATTTTCCAAACCCGAGGCCGACTTGCACCGGAAATTGATGGGCTTGCTTCCACCCGATGACACCGCCGTAGTGGCTGACGAAATGAGCCTCCGCATCAAACGACGGCAGCGGGACAACGACCGATCGGAAACCATGACGGCCATCGAGCGTCTGGGGTTGAACGTGCGCTCGGAACGCAAATTCATTCCGGGGTCGTATTTACATGCGTCCATCCCCAACCGGCTGGAACTGCTGCGCGGCCTTTTGGACACGGACGGATGTGTTGGTGGGACATCCATCGAGTTCAGCACTTCGAGCGAACGACTCATGGCGGACGTGAAATACCTGGTGCGTTCGCTCGGGGGCATTTGCGTGGAGGGGCCGAGCCGAATTCCGACCTACACCCACCGCGGAGCACGAAAGATCGGGCTGGTGAATTATCGGTGCCAAATATGGTTTGAGGACCCGTCCGTGGTGCCAGTCACCTCAGCAAAACATCTTTCCAAGCTGAGACTTGATGCGCGCCATGTGCACAAGAGCATCGTGGAAATTCATCCCGACGGAAACGATGAGTGTCAGTGCCTCCTGCTGGATTCCGCCGACCACCTTTACGTGACGGATGATTTCATTGTGACGCACAACACTGCGCTCGCCATGAACATTGCCGAGCACGTGGCCCTGGACCTCAAGCTGCCCGTGGGCGTGTTCAGCCTGGAAATGACCGCCGAGTCGCTGGTCTTGCGCATGATGGCTTCGCGGGCGCGGGTCAACCTGCGCAACCTCCGGCAGGGGTTCCTTACGGAGCGCGATTTTCCGAAGCTGACCGGCGCGGCGGGCCAGTTGGCCGTCTCGCCCCTGTTCATCGATGACTCCTCGGACTTGACCATCATGCAACTGCGGGCCAAGGCCCGCCGCCTCTGGCAGCAGCACGGCCTCAAGCTCCTCATTGTGGATTACCTGCAACTGCTGCGCGGCAGCTCGCCCAAGACCGAAAACCGCCAGCAGGAAGTGGCCGAGATTTCCCGCGGGCTCAAGTCGCTGGCCAAAGAGTTGAACACGCCAGTCTTGGTGCTCAGTCAACTCAATCGCGACCTGGAACGGGAAGGCCGCCCACCGCGCCTCTCCGATCTGCGCGAGTCCGGCGCACTCGAACAGGACAGCGACGTGGTGGGCCTGCTCTATAGGCCCAAGGCCGACGACACCGAGGAAGTCCAGGCCGGCGTGCCCGAGCGGGAGGCCGCCCCCGTCCAGCTCGCCCTCGCCAAGCAACGCAATGGCCCCACCGGCGACGTCGCCCTCACCTTCCTGCGCAGCTACACCCGCTTCGAGAGCGTCGCCAGAAGCCAGCCCGCCTGCGCACCCGACCCCAGATACAAGGATCCATGAACGAAAGAAACGCATGAATGAACCAACAACGATTGAGCGTGAGAAGCGGGGCGCGGATTCGGTGCAGCGACCTGGTTCGGCGTTAGAACCTGAAATCGCCTGCAACCTATGCCATCCCGGATTTCAGCGCACCTATTGGGTGAACCTTTATTCAAACGGAGAGATGACAAGCCCGTTCTGCGCGACGAAAGACGAGGCACTAAACCGGTGCACCTACACCGGAGAAACTCCCGACGCGATGCAGGTCGAAGTCCGAATCGTGCCTGTGCCGCCTAACGAAAAAGCTGAGCCACTGCCGCCCGGCAGCGACGGTGGCCGGCACTGAGAATATGAGTGAACCAACAACGCAACAAATCGGAGACGCGGGGCGGCAGTGGTGCTCCAGCGCCTGGTTAGACGACCCGCCCGAACAAACAGGCTGGTATTGGATGGACTACGGCATGTGGACCCCAATCTTCCCGGCGTTCTGGAATGGTCACTCATGGGAGAATAGCGGCGGCGTGCGACTCAACGTCGAGCAGTTCGAGAAAGCGCAATGGCAAGGCCCGATATTCCCCGTTGGACGCGAGATGAACAAGTCGTCTAACGACCAAGCTGAGCCACGGCCCGGCGAACAACCAAGACTCTGAACGAAGAAATGAAACTCTCGACAATCCAAGGCAGACTAACAGCAGAGGACAAGGGCCGTTGTGCTCCGGCGTCTTGTTCGGCGATCCCCTGTGACGAAGAAACATGGTTACTGATCCGTGACTTGCGGAACGCGCTCGCCGCCGCCAGCCGAGTGATCGTCTCGTGCTTTGCGACAGATGTCTTCATCGCCGAGACAAAGAAGTGCGGCATCCCTGACGGAATCGGCACGCGATCTCAGAAGTGGCTGGATGCGCGCTCGCCGAACGAAAAAGCTGACCGATGAGAGGGAGCGCGCCAATGATGTTCGACTTTGAGACAGAGCCTCAACGCGCTCCCTCTCATTCGTGTCCAGCGCCTTGTTCGGCATTTCGGGTCATTGTCGCAGACCCGCCTTGGGAATATGACGATGGATTCCGAGGCTCGTCGCACTCTGGAAACTGGCACGGGGAAATCACGTCCAAGCCGCTTCCGTATCCGTCAATGACGGTCAAAGAAATCTGCGCGCTTAAAGTCAGTGAACTTGCGGACAAGGACTGTCGGCTCTGGCTCTGGACGACCAATAAATATCTGCCTGACGCCTTTCGCGTGATTGAAGCCTGGGGATTCCGATACCGGCAAACTCTGGTCTGGCACAAGGCCGACCCTGCTCCGCTCACCGGCTCGGTCACTTCAAACGGAGCGGAGTTTCTTCTGGTCGCGGTGCGCGGAAATCCACCGTGCAAGAAACGTCTGCCATCAGCGGTCATAAAACTGCCGATGACAAAGAAGCACTCCAAGAAACCTGTCGAGTGGCAATGGCTCATTGAGCAGACAGACGATGGGCCACGGCTCGAACTCTTTGCTCGCCGCAAACGGCCCGGCTGGCACGTCTGGGGCAACGAAATCGCCAACGACGTAGAAATGCCGAACGATAGAACTCAGCGGCGGCGGGCCACTGAGCAACCCCATCAACCTGAAGCGGCCCCCCGCCGTCCGCTGGAGTGACTTGTTATGCTTCATCAAAGAATCGCTTTAAGGCGTCATCAATGCTCTGACTTGGCATCGCCCAACGAGCCGACTCAACGGTCAGAACAATCACGGGGATGGTTCGGCCAAGTTTGGTATGGACCTGCTGAAAGAACTCATCTTCGGAGCCTTTATAGTCAAACGCCATCGCCTCACGCGACAGTTGTCTGGCGCTACGGCAGTTGGAGCGCGCGAAGGCATCCAATCCTGGCAGCTTTTCGGATGGCAGGTCATCTACTCCACAGAAGATTGCAACGTATTTTGGCATAACAGTGTTGTTAGCACAAACCCAATGGCCAAAGACAAACCCAAGGCCGATGGCTGACGCGTTGGGTGGCGCCGAAATGTGGCCGAAGCACGACCCGCCCGGACAACCAGAAAGGAAAGAGAACCATGAAGACTCCCGATGGCAACCAGAACGCGATGGCCGGGTGCGCTGAAGTGACTGGTTAGGCGTCTGGCCGCAACGCACAAAAATATGAGTGAAGAAAACGACAAAGACCTGGAGCGAACACAGGAACTCTATGACTTCCTCCAAGGCAAAATGCCGGAAGGAACTCGTGTGACCAGAAGCCACCGCCCGAAGCTGACGCCTGACCAAGCGTGGACGGTGGTGTGGTATCTCGGCAATCAATACCGGCAAGTGACCGACCGCGTTGGAAAGTGCTGCGTCTGCGGCGAGCTATACCACACATGGCAAGGCGGAGGATGCCTCGACTACGGGAAAGCGCCGTATCATTTCTGCGACTCCTGCCTGGACGGCGAGGAATACGCAGCGAAGGAAAAACGTAAGCCGTCTCACGAAAAGCTCACCGACGCCGGGCCAAAAACGCCATGAATTCAACTGAGACGCAATCCCGGCGTTCGGTGCAGCGTCTTGTTAGCACGTCCGGTCTTTTGCGTCCGAAAAGAAATGCTTGCACTAACCCAACGCTCGGTTATTGTGGCGGTGCATGAAAACAACAAAACTCGAAATGGGCCTGATGAAAATTCAGGCGGAAACGCCTGCGGAATCTCAGGCAATCTGTGGCATCATCGAAATGAACTCCACGATGATGCCTGCCGCAGTGGTCAACAACCACGGATGCAGATGGGTCGGGAAAGAATACCTGAACTGGTGTCTCATCCCCGACGGACACTTGGACGGCAAGTGCCGCAAGAAACACGCGGAAGGCGACGGGTGCGACTGCATGAAAGACGGCATCGAAGCTGGACTCAAGAAGTGGGCAAAGCTGCCGTGGAACTACGTCTTCAAGCGCGCATGAAAAAGAAGAATCCTGCGGCGGTCGCACTCGGCAAGATGAGAAGTGCCGCGAAAGCCAAGGCTGCCCGCGAGAACGGGCAGCTTGGAGGCCGTCCGAAGAAACCGAAACGCACCGCCCGGCGTGCTAACAGTGTTATTGGGCCAAAGCCGCCGGCCTTAGACAAACCGCCCGGATGACATCCCTTAGCTGTGCCGTCCGCGTTGTCAGGCACCACTTTTGGCCGGCCTGTGCCCAACCGCAAGATCCTCCAGCCGCTCCTGCGTCGCCACGTCCCCAGCCGCCACCGCTCTCACATACTCCACCTCCCGCTGCCCACCCGCCTGTTTGGCCCGCTCCCGATACTCCGCCTGCTTCTGCCTCATATACTCCCGTCGATCATCACAACTCATCTTCTCCCGATACTTCGCGTGGTTCAACACCCGCCACCCCCCATCCACTGCCTCTATCCGCCGACCACCATACTCCGCCGACCGCGATTCCGGGTCCAAACCCCCCAACCGCCGCAACGCATCCCGACACTCCTCCAATCCCACCCGCGCAAAATCCGCCAACCCAGGCACCGACGCCTCCACCACCCCTTCCCGGTTCGCCATCGCCAACATCGTTATCCATACCAACCGCGTCGCGTCCGGCTCCAACCGCCATAACGACGACCCGATCAGCGTCCCAAACAACTTCGTGTAACCTGCCATACCCTTCCTATCGTGTACTCACCCTGTAAACATGTCAACAGATTGTATCAGACATTGTGCACGTTGTCACCACACGTGACGCTTGTGCACACAGTACCAGAGTACAGAGTACAGACGACCAACGATACCCCTCGGCAGTACCCCCCCATTCCACCTCCACTGCCCCCATCTCCTTCCACCCATATCCACTGCCATCCCAGAAATCCCGAATCCTCCGTCGGAAATAGAAGGGGGAGGTATTATATGCGCGCCAGGGCACGCCCGCCCCTTTGGGGGTCACCCCCGCCTCGACGCACCGCTGGAAATGGGGTTTTCCAGCGCGAATCCCGCAAGTCCCCGGCCCTCAGAACCCTGGAATCACACGGCAGTACAGTAGGAGGGTGCGGGTTGCGGCTACAGGGTCTAGTTTTCGGGGTCCGAAGGGCTTGGAAAGGCCGACTCGCATGTGCAAATTTTGCACGCATCGACAAATTCGGATGCGTTGATGCGTGGCTCTGTGACAGTAACGCGGTGAGGTCGGAGATGGCGTACGGCGGCCAGTCCCGTGAATCCGCGCAAGGTCGCTGGGGAGTACCAGCGATGTGTTTGGCGGCGCCAAGCATCCAGGATTCAGCTTACCAGCTACTCGGGTGAGCGATCTAGTGGGCAGCGCAAACCAACCTCCGGTTCCAGTGATGGTCCGGGTTACCAACGGCACGCGATTCGGCGTGCAATCGGAACGTGGTCGATACGTAAACCACGATCAACCTCTGCTGTTACGCGGTGGAGCATGGATTTTTGGGTGGGTCGGCGGTGTAAAGCGCTGTCGGCTCACCCTTTCTTTTCTGCCCTTGCGGCTGCAAAGCGTTGTGCTTTGCGGGCGAGGGCAGAACATGAAAGGACTGCAGATGAATACGACTACGAGTTTGGTGACATTCAGCCCTTCAACACCGATGGATTCCAGGATGTTGGTTGCGCGCTCGAACCCAACGACGGGCCGGGTTGTGACGGCCTTCGCGTCTCGGCATGAGATGCGGCGAGCGTTTGGGCTGACGAACGCGGAAGCGAAGCGCCGCTGGCGCGAGATGGCGACTGAATTTGGCCAGGCGGCCAACATGCTCTACACGGGGTTGACGAGCAACGGGCATCGGTGTTTGCGGGTTGCGCGCTCCCAGAGCGGGAGCTACACCTTCACTGTTCGGCCGCTGCCTTCGGAGGCACCCGTATCGGAGCCTCGGGCGAGACGGGCGGGTGTGGCGGTGGCGGTGGAAGCGGAGCGGGAGCGGATCGTGCTGGCGCTGGTCAACGGCGGGATGGAGCGGGAGAATGCGGTGAAGCTCGTGGCGCACTGATATTGTCCGGCGCCTTTTGGCGCCGGACGGCAAAAAATGAAAACGACACAACCTATTTACGGTATTCAGGATTTCGCCAGCGACCGGGAACTCTGCGAAGACGGCGAGTTCTCGAATCGCGACGGCAACACCCAGCAATCATGGGCCACAACCAATCGGGCATGCGCCGAGGCGATACTCCGTCAGGTCCGGCGGCAGCATCCTGGCGAGTGGCGGATCGTCGAAATAGGCACAGTGGCGGACTGGCCAGGTTTCCGGGATTGCCGTGATGTCGGACTCGATCCGGCTGCCCGTGTGATCGGGGTCATGTGACGGCTCTCTCCCGTCGCTGGGGCGCCTGGTTCGGCGGGGGAAAGAAAAACGCAAATGACATATAACCTGGAATACCCGAACAGCACTGCCAAAATCGAAGCCTCCTGTGACGAGGACGCGATTGCGTACGTCAAGCAGACCAATGACCCCGATGGGTTGCCAAATCCGCAACCCGTCACAATCCGCACAGAGGACGGCCGCCTTGTGGTCCGCGTGCTGCATTGACGCCGAACGATGAAGCTCACCGACAGCCGACCGGCGGCGAGCGGTGAGCGCAAACAAAACAACCAATGAACCAAAGACCGTGAATCGCAGAGCGGGTCGGCTGTTCGGTGCAGCGACCTGGTTCGGCGTCCCGGAAGAAAGTCAACATGACCAGAACAAACTCATGCGTGTGGTGCGGTGGACGGCTGAGGCTGTCGGAATATGCAGCCTGTGGGCCGGGATGTTTGTGGTGCGCCGCAAATTTCAAGGACGGCATAAATGGAGAGGTCGCCCGGTCAAACTTTAGGGAAATCCTGTTGATCGCTGGACACGAGCAGGAAAATCGCGCCGTGCTCGCAAAGCTTGAGGCTGAGGAGGACATCGGTGAGATGGAGAGGCTGTTCGGCACTCGACGGGTGAAGCCTGATATGACGCTCGAACGACCAAGCTCAGCGACGGGGACATGCCGCTGAACGGCATGTCCCCGTCGCTGGGGCGCCTGTTCGGCGTCCGGCAGAAAGGGAAATATGGCAACACTCATAAACAATGACCGTTACAGTCTGATAGTGGGAAACGATGTGGACTCGTCCTACTCGTCCGAATCCGCCGCCAATCGCGCAGCCGCAAAAGAGCGGAAGAAGGGCCGGCGTGCCGTAGTCGTGCCGCCCGGCGAGGCGTTCGATGGTAGCGGATGGTCCGACGTAAATGGTGTCGAGCGAGCATGACGCCGCTCGACCAAGCGACCAAAACCCAAAAAACGGGCCAACGCGAACGGCCCACGAAAAACAAAACGCATGAAGACAACAACAACAACTCCTAGCCGGAAGGCGGTGACCTCGTGAGACCCGCCGCCCTGGCCGGCGTCCTGGCGGACGCCATCTCCCACCAGGAGCAAATCCTGGTGGTCGGTCAGCCGGGAATCGGCAAGACCGCCATCATCCGGTCGGTCTGCACCGACATCGGTGCAGACCTGATCGTCAGCCACCCTGCGGTGGCTGACCCGACGGATTTCAAGGGGTTCCCGGCGCGCGACGGGGACCACGCGACCTTCCTCCCGTTCGGGGATACCTGGTACGCCATCACATCCACGCGCCCGACGGTCTGGTTCGTGGACGATCTCGGGCAGGCATCCGAGAGCGTTCAGAAGGGGCTCATGCAGCTCCTGTTGGGCCGGCGGATCAATGGGCACGTGCTCCCCGAGCAAGTGACGTTTGTTGGCGCGACGAACGACGCCCGGCAACAGGCGGGTGTGACCGGCCTGATCGAGCCGGTCAAATCGCGCTGGGACAGCATCGTCCGGCTGGAGACCCACATCGACGATTGGTCCGAGTGGGCCCTGGGCCCCGGCAACATGCCGGCGGTCCTGGTCGCCTTCCTCCGGGATCGCCCGGAACTGCTCAGCGCGTTCACCCCGACTCGGGATCTCACCAATTCCCCCTGCCCGCGGACGTGGGCGTCGGTCGGGCGGCGCCTGGCGCGAGGGGTCCGCGACTTCGAGCTGATCGCCGGGGCCGTGGGCCAGGGCGCGGCGACGGAGTTGATCGGCTACCTCGAGTTGGCCGACTCCGCGCCGTCAATCGACGCGGCCCTGCTCGATCCGGACGGCACCGCCGTCCCGGAGAAACCGTCGCTCCGCTACCTCATGGCCACCGGGCTCGGTGCCCGGATGGACGCGCAGAGCATTGACTCTGCGCTCCGCTATCTGGGGCGGATGCCCCAGCCGTTCCGCGTGCTCGCCGTGCGCGACGCGCTGCGGCGCGACAAATCCATCGCCCGCAGCGCGGGCTTCATCCGTTGGGCCAGCGCCGAGGGAAAGGAGATCCTGTGAGCACCCCCGCTATTTTCCCGCCGATGGCGGACATGGAGCTGCTCCGGCTGGCGGAGCAGTACCACCAGGCTGTGCGGAGCTGCTACATCTCCGCGCACGCGGAGTGGGCCGTCGGGGCTGACCACGCCATTGATCAGATGGAGTGGGTGAAAAACCGCAAGGGACAATGGAACGGGTATCCGCCGCGGCGCTGGTCCGACCCGGCCGTCCGGCAGACGGCCGCCGGCTGTGTGGTGATCCACACCAGCCGAAATTCCGAGATAGTTCTCTCGGAACGCGACCAGGCGAAGCTGGTCGCGGCAGCGCTCACGGAGGTGGCCGCATGAATGCACCCCTCCTCAAGCCGACCCCGGCCACCAGTCAGGTGGTTCGGATCGAGCGCCAGCTCAGCCGGCTGGTCCGGTTCGAGCCGTTTTTCGCCTGCCTGGCACTCCGGCTCACAGTGTCGGAGTCACCCGCCGTGGAGACATTCTCCTCGGATGGGGTTGACCTGCGGGTCAACCCGGAGTATTGCGCGTCGCTGAGCGACGCACAGATCACATCCGTGCTCTGTGAGCAGGTCCTCCACATGGGACTCGGGCACATCTGGCGCGCCCCGGCCGCCGCGGATTGGCGGGTCTGGAACCGGGCCTGTGACCAGGAGGCGCGCGCGATCCTCGAGGAGGCCGGCGCCGAGACGTTTCCCGCCGCGCCCGGCGCGGAGCCGGTTGAGGCCCGGTTTAAGGGCCTCGCGGTCGAGGCCATTTACCGCACGCTCCTGGCCGAGGTGCCGCCGCCGGCTGAAGACAGCGGCGACGGCGACGGTGAGAGCGGGGAGGCCGGCGCGGGGGCCGGTAATCAGTCGGCTCAGTCGGCTCAGGCCGATCCGGTCGCGGGCGATCAGCCCGGCGATGGCCAGCCCTCCCCGGGTGAGATGGAGCAGCCCAGCCAGGACGGCCAGGCCGAGGCGGAGCAGCTCCGGCAGGAGTGGGCGCAGGCCGCCCAGCAGGCGGCCGAACTGGCCAAGGGCCGCGGGCATGTGCCAGCCAGCCTGGTGCGGTTGGTCCGCGAGTTGACCCGGCCCAGGGTGGACTGGCGCGCGGTGCTCCGGGATTTCCTCCGGGAGCGCGCCCAGGACGATTGGTCCTGGTGCCGGCCGAACACGCGCTACGCGGACGCGGAATTCATTCTGCCCGCGCTCCATTCGGAGCGGGCGGGGCGGATCGTGTTCGCCGTGGACACGTCCGGCAGCATCGGCGAGCACTTGTTGGCCGCGTTCCGCGCGGAGCAGCAGTGGTGCCTGGACGAGCTCCAGCCCGAGGCACTCGTGGACATCTGCTGCGACGCGGTCGTGCAGCAGGTGCGCGAGTACTGCCCGGGCGACGCGATTGAGCGGCAGGCGACGGGCGGCGGCGGAACGGATTTCAGGCCGGTGTTCGGGTTGTTGGCGGAGAAGGCGGTGCCGCCGGTCTGTCTGGTGTACCTGACGGATTTGGACGGGGAGTTCCCGGCTGAGGAGCCGGGTTACCCGGTGCTCTGGGTGACCACTAGCGACCGCCGGGCGCCGTTCGGGCGCACGGTCAAAATCGAGGAGGCCGCATGAGCGTCAAGGTCGCATCGACACGAGCGCCGTCGGGCCGGCTGTTGCACGTCACGTTCTGGGCCGGGCCAGGCCGGGCGAATCGCTGGCAGAGCCGGGCCAGTACGCTGGCCCAAAAACTGCCCGAATTGACGGCCTGGCTGGCGCAACACGTGCCGGACCCGACCGAGTTCCTGGCGCGCCGGCTGCCCGAACTGGGGCCGCTGCTGGCGGATGCCCTTTTCGCGCCGCCCCCCGAGCATCGCTGGGTTTATGGGCGCATCGCTGTGGTGCGCGCGGAGAACGGGCGGTTCACGTGCGCGCTCGACATTCACGGGGGCACCCGCACCCTGCCTGGCTCCTGGCCTACACCCGAGACAGCCGCGGCGCACTGCCGCCGGGCGGGCGCCGAGCGGGTCGTGTTCCTGGGCCCCGGCGAAAATGCCGGCGATTGCAGCCGGGGCCAGCCAGACGGCTGGCGCAGTGACAAGTTTTCCGCGCTCGTCGGAGCGCGGCCCCTTTCCTGACTCATTTTTCCGACGGGGCCGCCGCAATGTGCGGCGGTCCAACGGAGCAATGAAGCTGCCCCGGACGCGACCCGGAAAGTCGCAAGAGAAACATAAAGGTATGTGCAAAGAAGAACGGTTGATGGAAGAGATCGAGCTGAGCGCCGAGCAACGGGATTTTGCCGTGGCGGCCCACAACCTGGCCGCGAAAATCCGGGACGCAAGCGCCCGGCACGGTTACGACCTGGCCGGCGCCTGCAGCCTGGTGGCTGACGGGAACTTGACGGTCCATGTCCATCAGCCCGAGGATCCCTCGGGCGTGATGGGGTTTGTGGGGTTGCCGGTCGAGGTGGGCCTGTTCCTCACGGCCAATGCCTGCGGCGGGTTGTTCCCGCAGGCGCCGGCGGTAAAATGACAAACATGACCTGGAAACAAGCTCGCATTCGGGCCGCGCAGATCTGCGCGCAACTCGACCTGCCCCACCAATTGCCCGGGGTGCGGGTGCGGGTGCGGGTGGCCGCTTACGACGACGAGGACACGCTCCGCTTCCTCAAGTCCGAGGAGCCGGACTTGAGCTTGCGCGAGCAGGAGCTGATCAATCAGGCGTTTGCCCGCGAGTTGCGCAAGCGCGGGGCGCGAGTGGAGTTCGTGCTGGTGTCCATTGCGGATTATTTCGCCTGGTTGGGCCGGGAAAACCTGGAGAACACGCCCGCCGCACGGGCTCAGTTCATCAGGTCGAGGACTGACTAACCCAAAGACAAAATGTGCGGCCTTGAACCGATACCAGCCGGCCAAGCGTGTCTCTACGCGGTGGACTGAGGCAGCTAACCATGAAAACCAAAATGCGAAACCACTGGCAGATCACCTATCGCGGTCAACTCGTTCACGAGACGACGCAACCGCAGCGGTTCCTCAACTCGGCAGCAGCGCGCGACATCGAGCGCAAGCTCGGTCGAAACTACACCTTCGTGTTGCGCTGCACGCGCGGCCCGAAAACCGGCGAAAGCTATGACTACGGACTGTGACGCCGAACGACCCAGCTCAGCCATCCCAGACTCCCGAATTGTCCGACCGCCCAGCGGGACAGTCATTGGCTGGAGCGCCTGGTTCGGCGTTACGTCTCTGGCGTGTAACCGTCGAGTATGAGTTGATGATAGTTGCCGATAACCAACGACTGGCGGAAGAAGAAGCGGAACGCTGTGCCGGAACAGATGGCAGCGGCCCGTCCGCAGTTTGCGCGCATGAAGTGCAAAAGCTCGATCAAATAGCGGTGGACTGGGAAGACAGCATCCCGTTCGGTGGCGACCGTAAAGACGAACGAACATGCCGGGAGCGAGTGACGCCGAACGACAGAACTCAGCGGCGGCGGGCCACTGAGCAACCCCATCAACCTGAAGCGGCCCCCCGCCGTCCGCTCCAGTGACCTTGTTCGGCGGGGAAGTCCGCTACTACAAGACGGCGACCATCTACACGCCCGCCGTGAAACGTGGCGGTGTCCGCCGCTGGTTTGAAGTCCGCGCTGACGGCGAATACGCCATCAAAGCATGAACCCGGAAGCACGAAAGTATCTGGCGGACATCGGGCGCAAGGGCGGTCAGAAGTCCCGCCGCAAGCTCACGAAAGCCCAAGCGCGGGCAATGGTGCGCGCCCGAACAGCCAAGCGCGCCGCTCTGCGCCAGAACGACCCAAGCTCAGCGACGGTAGTCCGTGGCGTCTTGTTATGCGTCCACGTGTTCGCCTGCCCAACCTGCGGCTCGCGGGCCTGGCACTCTGACTGGGGCGCGATACTCTGGGCGCAGTGTGAGTCCTGCGAAACAAGGTGGAAGCACACCCGTCGCGCCGATGAAGCTACGGCAGTAATCACGCGCCAAGAAATCGGCCTGAATGAATCTCTAACCGGCGCGATGCTATGACGGTGGAGCCGAGTGCGGCCTTGAACCGATGCGCTAACGACAGAGTGATATGAACAACAAGCAATACCTCGGTGACAGTGTGCATGTGGACTTCGACGGCTTCGGCCTCGTGCTCACGACTGAAAACGGCTACCCTGACGACCCGCGCAACCGGATCGTGCTCGAAGCTGAAGTGTATGAGTCGCTGGCAAAATATGTCGAGCGACTCAAGGCAAATGGCGCCGAACGACAGAGATCAACGACGGGAAAGAGCCGCCGTTGAGACAACCCAAAACCCAAACCCGTGACGGCTCTCTCCCGTTCGCTGGAGCGCCGAACTAGGCGCTCCCGGCAAGAAAGAGAAAAATGAAAGATCAATAAGAAACTATGAAAAAGAAAAACGCGCCAACGAAGCCCGCAACTCCCAGCGCCTTGTTAGCCGACTTCTTCGCGTGGTGCAATGGAAAGACCGCCGAAGGAACAACGGTCACAATTAAGGGCTGGCCGAACATGGGCCAGCCCGCCGTTGAAATATGGGCAGCGGACGGCTGCGAAGGAAAAGGTTCAACGCTTCTCAAGGCCATGAAAGAGGTAGTCGGCTAACGACCGAGATCAGGCACGGCGGACCTGAGACGCACGATTGACACCGCAGGCCACACCCGCCGTTGCCTGCATCGACTTGTTATGCTAAATCTTTACGCACCAACATTCAAAGAAGGATGGACGCACTTTGCCGGTGGTGAATGGGCAACGATCGTGACACCGGAAGACGGGGGCACAGCCTACCCCGTGCGCCCCGACGGATCGCTGTGCGAGCCGCGACCCCTGAGACCCAGGGAACGCAAGGAACTTGCAGCGAGGCAAATTCACCACGCAGACCTCAAGCTGATCGCCGCCGCGATGGACGCCGATCAGCATAAGGACAGAACTGAGCGGCGGCGCCCGTAACGCCCCGCTCGCTGAAGCGGCCCCCCGCCGTCCGCTCCAGTGACCTTGTTCGGCGGGGGAAAGAAAAAGAAAAATGACTCATACCGACACCGAAACCGGACAGCTAAACCACTTTTCCCGGAAAATCATCCGCCGCGATTACGAGGACGGGACAACGCACTACCTGTCTCCGATACCGGATGGACCGGGCGCGGTCCGCTTGCCCAGCTACAGCAATCTGAGTGCAGCGGTCAACGCTGACATCTCCGACGAGTCCGGGAAGCATGGCAAGGTGTGACGCCGAACGACCCGAACTGAGCGGCGGCGCCCGTAACGCCCCGCTCGCTGAAGCGGCCCCCCGCCGTCCGCTCCAGTGTCTTGTTTGGCGGGCAATGGAAAGACAATATGACATACATAGTGCAACTGCAAGACTACCGGATCGGACATGTGCAAGAAAGCAAGACCATTGCGGCAATGACCCCGCGTGATGCGATTCGCAATACGTTCCCCGGCTGGGAGCCTGCGGACGGCAAAACCGTCAAAACCGGACACTGGTACGCGCGGGAAGGTAACTTCCTGAGAGTAGGTGTCTTTCCCGCACCTGACTCGCTTGACGATGCTGTCGCACTCGCGGAGTCCGAAGCCTGCGCGAGGATTATCTGACGCCGAACGACCCAGCTCAGCACCCGCGATGAAACCCCTGAACGCCCTAGCACGCTGGACCGACCACCTGCAACAGGAAGGCGACGTGCGCGCCTCCACCGCCCAAATCTACACCAACTACGTCGGCTGGTATCTGGCTCGCACCCAGCCGTCCCGGCTCTCGGACATCACAAAACCCAGCGTGCGCGCTTTCCTGGAGGACCCCGCCCTGCCCTGGAAAGCGGCCACCCGCCAGATCTGCAAGGCCGCCTTGCAACACTGGTGCGATTTTCTCGGCGACGCCGGCCTCCTGCACGGCAACCCCGCCCGCTTCCGCAAGTTGCGCCTGGAGGCCCTGCCCCATGCCCTGCGCGAAAGTCGCCCCCGTGGCACCTACAGCCGGGCCCAGGTGCAGGCCCTCTTCACCGCCATCCAGGCCCGGATAGATCGCGCTCGCGCCCAGCAAGCCGCCGGCCAGTGCGCCCAAGCCGGGCAGCGGCTGGAACGCTGGGAATTTTGGCAGGCGGCCTTGGCCCTCTGCGTCCACGCGGGCTTGCGCTTCCCCTCGGACGTCCAATGCCTGGAATGGGACAGCCTGGATCTGGAGGCTGGGACGATCACGGTCTGGACCAAGAAACGGCAGCACCAGCGCGTGGTCATTCCATTGGCCCCGCCTCTGGCGGTTATCCTGCAAGCCATCCCGCGGGCCAACGGGGCCAACGGCGAGCGTTTCGTCTTCCCGGAACGGGTGCGGCGCGTGCCGGCCAAAGCCTTGCGCCTGCAATTCCGGGCACTGCGCGCCGAACTGGGCCTGTTGCATCTGAACATTCACGATCTGCGGGCCACCTTTATTGAGCACTGCCGCGCGGCGGGCTTGAGCCCGGAACAGATTGCTGCTTTAGTGGGCCATGCCAGCCCGCGGCAGAGCCTGGATTACGTGCGCGCCCCCCTGGCCCAAGAAGGCCGGCAGAAACTCACCGGACATCTGCTATGAAATGCCACCTGTGCGGCCGGGAAGCCGCCGCCAAACCCACCAAAGCCGGGCGCCAGCGCGTGCCCGCCGGCTGGAAACGCCATCAGGACCAGCCTTGGTGCCAGACCTGTTGGCGCCATGCCTACATTCTGCGGGCCGTCACCTTCCCGGTGGCTTCACCCATCGGCCTGGACTGGCCGGCCTTCCGCGCCCGCTTGGGCGCGGCCTGGGCTCAAGCCACCGAAGTGGCCAACACCGTGCTGACCGCCTTGGCCAAGGCCGACGTGGTGCGCTCACCCAGCCTGACCAAGCTCCCGCCCGCCCCCAAGCTGAACGTCTATCAGATCGCTCGTGAGCGGCGGCCGGACATGGAAAGCCAAGCCGCGGCGGCCGTTTCCCGAATGGCCCAACAGAAATACAACTCCGCCCGCTGGGCCACCATCTGGTCGGGCAGCGCCACCCTGCCCTGGTTCCGTTACCCGGTTCCCTACCCCGCCCACAACGCCTCCTGGCAAGCGCGCTGGCTCTCGGACACCGAACGCGTGCCCGTGGTCTCAGTGCGTTTGGGCGGCGAGCGCATCAGTTTGCGGTTGCGGGGTGGGGCAGGCTTCCGCCGCCAACTGGGTGCCTTCGAGCAGATTGTCAGTGGCCAAGCCGTGCCTGGCGAATTGGCCCTCTACCGCAAAAGGGTCTCTGGCAACACCCATCGGCCTGGCTTGCCAGACCGGGCAGCCGGTGGCGGCGCCCGCCAGTGCTACGACGTGATGGTCAAGCTGGTGGCGTGGCTGCCCAAACCGCAGCGCCCGGCCCCGGTTCAGCGCCGGCTGGTGCTCAGCAGGGCGCCGGATGCTTTCTGGATCGCCGAGGTGGAAGGGCGGGAACCGTGGCGCTTGCACGCTGATCACGTCCGCCGCTGGATCGCTGCTCATCGCCGGCAGTTGGACCGGCTTTCCGACGACTCAAAATACGAGGTCCGCTTGGGCGAACCGCCGCGGTTGGGAGAATACCGCCAGGCGCAAGTGGCCAAGCATCATCGTCGGGTCCGATCTTTCATGCAGCAATCCTGCTCAGCCTTGGCCAAGTTCGCTCAGCGCCAAGGCGTCAACACGGTTGTCTATGATGAAACTCAAGGCGGTTATCTGCCTGAGTTTCCCTGGCACGAGTTGCAGGTCATGCTGGCCAACAAGCTGCGTGAGTTTGGGATGGCTTGCGAGTGCGCCGGTGCGGTGGAAAGCCTTGACACCGCTCGCGAGCCGTGATAATCAATTCTTTGCGCTACCACAAAGCGCAGCGCGAGTCTGGTTGGGCACGCTTGCCGGCCCAGGCACTCGCGGAACGCGGTTTGCAAGCGCGAGGATACAGCCTGCCCAGGCACCGCCCTCGCAGCAACCAAACAACTTGGCGAATGCTGTGGGCAAATGAACCCCGAAGTGGACGAGGCCCGCTCCGTCCTCGCAGCAACCAAACAACTTGGCGAATGCTGTGGGCTGACCTGCTGGGCCATGACATTTCAGCGGAAACCGTCCTCGCAGCAACCAAACAACTTGGTGAATGCTGTGGGGACGCTGCGCGGCATCCGCCTTACTGGCGCCGAACTGCTCGCAGCAACCAAGCGACTTTATTGCTGTGGGCGCCTGCCATCGGCTCGGCTCGGTCACGAGCGCCGCCTCGCAGCAACCAAACAACTTGGCGAATGCTGTGGCAAGAAGGGCGCTGTTTGTTGTTTCGCTCTCACTCCACCTGTACCCGAAACAACCGCTGCCGCAGCCGCTCTGCCGGCCGCCACACCACCTTGGTGTGGGCTGGCACCAGATAGCGCTCGGCGCGCTGCGCGGGGTGGCCGTGCGGCCCCCAAGCCGCCGGGCAGGTGCCCAGATGCGCCGCCCGCCGCATCAAGCGCCAGGAGCCGAACCCCGGCAGCGCGATGGGCTGGCCGCGGCCAATGAACTCCGTGATCAGTTGCAAAAGCGCGCGCACCGCCGCCTTGGCAATGCGGCGCCAGACGAAAGCGGGCAGCAACGCGCAGGGCCGATACCCCGCCAGCGCCCGTTCCAGTTCCTCGGCCAGGGCGGCGGCCAGCGCCTGACGCGTCACCTGCACCCTCGAACCATGAACCTCTATGACGTCGTTCGACAAGTTTGTTCTCCTGCTGTTCCTGATCGTGCTGCTGCTGGAGTGGATTCAATAAATCCGCACCCGGCCCGTGCCCCGCGGCCATCTCGGCAGCCGCGCCCCGCGCGCACGCCGCATTTTGGGCGCGCGCAGGCGGGGTGATTTCAGGCTCATCGGCGGCACCCGGCCCGCCCAACGCCGGGAGGATCGGCCCACCCGGCTGGCCACGGACACCGCGCTCCGGGTCGATAACACCCGCGGCACGGGACTGGCCAAGCGTCCAAATCGCCGCCCGCGCCCGCTCTGCCCGCTCAGCGCTGGCACCCGTTTCACGCCGTCCCAGCCCTGCCCGCCCGTTCCTGTTCCCCCTCCTCCTCCGCCCGCCCGGCCGGCCGGGCGGGCTTCATGGATGGCGCTGCGTGGTTGAGCGGCGCCCAAGAGGGTCTCGCCTTGCGCCCAGGCCTGCCTGGCGTGGTCCACCTGCTGGCGCTGGCTGGCGCTCAGGGCGCTGCTGATCCGGGCAAATTCCTCGGCCTCCAGCTTGCGTCCGGCCCCGCGCGCCACCGGGTGCATGGCCTGGAAATCGCGCAAGGCGGCTTTTGCCGGCTCGGCGGCCCCCGCTTGGCGGTGCCACTCCACCAGCCGCTGGCTTTGCTGCCCGAACTCCTCCCAATCCTCCCGCACCGCCGCGCTGGCCATCTTCATCCGCATCGCGTAGGTCGGGGATAAATCGCTGCCGGCCCAGCGCTGGCCGCTCCGGCGCCGTTCGATGCCCAACACCGTGTGGGCCTTGTCCTCGATCAACCGGCGCACATTCGAGACCTCCCGCTGCCCGCGGTAGCGCGGACTGCCGGCATAGAGCAGCGGCCCGCTCAGCCCGAAGTGCGGGCGCACCATGAAATCGGTCAGGATCATCCACTTATCTGGCCAGGGCTGGCCGGCCGCGGCCCGGAACGCTGAGAATATGCTGCTCATCAGGTTCAAGCCCACCACCCGTGAGGCGGGATCAAACCCCCGCCCGCCCACGGTGGCGTTGAGCCAGTTCAGCGCCAGATCGCCGGCAATCGGCAAGGCCGACAGCGTGCCCACGGCCGCGCCCCGGAACGCCGTGCCGGGGCTGGACCAAGTGTCCCGTTCCAAAATGCTGGCCACCTGGGTGTCAATGCCGTAAAGATGCTTCTTCACCTTGCGCCGCCACCACTGGTTGATGCTGCCAAACACCAGCGCAAAGAGCAGCGTGGTGCCCAGCAACGGCAGCAAATGCGTGGCGGCCCGCGCGGCCGGCGGCAGCGACCGGGTGCGCCCGGTCTGCTGATACAGTTCGGCGTAGGTATTGGCGGCGTTTGCCACCCAACCTTGGAACGTCACCAAAAACTTGAACGTCCGGTCGTACTGCGCCTTGAACTGCCGGCTCACACTGGTGGGTTGGTTCAGCAACGCCAGCAGGGCAAACTTGAGTTTCTCGTGCTCCTCGGGCGTGAAGACTTCGGGGCTTTCCCCGCCCGTGCGCGCGGCGGCCTGAGCGGCCTTGGAGTAGCGATACAGCACCCGCTCTAAACTCACGTCGGCCCGCTCGAAAATCAGGCGCAACAGAGCCAGGCGCTGGCTCCTTTGGGCCGTCCAAGCGTGTGGCACATCGGCTTCGCTGACCTGCCAGAGAGGATCAGCCGCGTTAAAGGGTTGGCTCAAATCCCGCGCCTGGTAACGCCCGGCCATCGACCGCACGGCATCCGCCACCATGCCGGCCTGCCCGACCAGAGTGGCGTTGGTGGCCAAGTCGCCCAAGGCGGTGGCTCCCACCTTGCGCAAGGCGGCTGATCCCAGCCGCAGCACCGCCCGCACGCGCCGGCCCGCCTGGCTCCAGGCCGTGGCTTCCTGCTGCTCTTCCGTGCCGCGAAACTCAAGCGCCTGTTGCCACAAACGCCGCGCCTCGGCCAGAAACGGTTCTCGGTGCGAAAAGCCCAGCCGCTGCACCTCCTCCAGCAAAGCCCCTTGCTCGGCCAAAAACCCGCGCAGGCTGGCCGGCCACAAGCGGCGCAGCGCGCGCCCTGTCTCGGTATGCTCCAGCACATTATTCACCAGCACCAGCCCGCCCCGGAACAAGCCGGCGAGCTCCCGGCCCAGCGTCATCCGCCGGGTTTGCCCCGGCAAGTGCGCCAGCACCCAGCCGGCAAAACCCGCGTTCAGAATCACGTTCCCAAAACCCACGTCCACCCCGGACAACAGCCCGCCCTGGAAGAACCCAAACAATTCCTGCCAAAAACCCGGCTCCCGAAACCGCGCGGTCCCGGCGGCTTTCATTTGGTCTTGGAGCCGTTCCAAGTTGGCCAACGCCCGGCTGAAATTGTGCAGATCGGGATATTGCGCAGACTCAAAGGCCACCGGCTGGCTCACGTCCCGCGCCTGAGCCCGCAGGGCTTGCATGCCATCCACGGTCCGGTCCAAGGCCGCCCGGAACTGGATGGCCCGCTCGCTCAAGGCCCGGGCCACCAGGTCATGGAACTCCCCTTCCCGCACTGCCCCGTAGTTATACCAGCGCGAGGGCAGGCGCAGCCGGGCCGCTTCCTGGGTGAACTCGCTCTTGAACACGCGCACCGGGTCATACTCCGCCTCGGCGCTGGCCCGCTTCACTTCTGCCACCACTTCCTGCTCGGCCGCCAGCGCCCCGCGCCCATACTCGGCCAGTTCCGCCAAAAGTTGCTCCCGCACATAGCGGGCGCGCGGCACACCCGGATCGAAATTGACCGGCAAGGCGGCCGTCAACTGTTCCACCAGTTCCTGCAAATCAGCCGGGCGGCCCGTTTCGCCCACTTCCCAACGCCGCCGCAACTCCAGGGCGGCCCGCATCAGAGGCGGCTGCCGGGACACCGCGCTGTCGGTCCGCCCGGCATCGCTCACGTGCCGCACCAGATCGGCCAGGTGCTCGTTCCAAAAGGCCGCCACCCGCCAGCCGGCCGCCGCTTCCAGGGCCGCGGGTTCCTGAGTCAAACGCAAATTGGTCTCCGCCCCCACGCTTTGCAGCTTGTGGTCCGGGCCGTGATAGGCCGCGGCCAGTTCCCGGAGCGCGTTCAGAAAACCGCCCCAGTTCAGCACGCGGGCCAGCGCGTAGTCGCCCACGCCCAGACTCAGGCTGCGGCTCACCACTTGACCGCCCTGCTGGCGCTCCACGCCCCCGCGCAGATAGCGCTGGCCCGGCTCGCCGGCTTCCTGCTCGGTGATCTCCCGTCGCACCGCCTGGCCAAAGCGCTCGGTCAAACGCAGGAAGGCCAGGTCTTCCCGGGTCACCACCGAACCGCTGTCCAGCGCGTAACCGACCCTCAAAGGACTGTCCCATTGCCGGCCCAAATGCCCCATCGGGTTCATCACCAGCAACTGGTAACGCTCCAGATTGTTTTCGCACTCCGGGTGGCTCACTAAGGCGGCGGTGCGCGCCTCGTGCCGCCCCCGAAAATCCCGCTTCAGCAACCGCGAACCGATGGCCTGGCCGCGCCCCAACGCCAAGGCCCAGCGGTGCAGCGCTCCGCGGCCCAGCCCGGCCGCATGGGTGATGGTGGTCCAAATCTGCTGGCCGTAACTGAACTTCTGGCTCCAACCCTGCCAGCGCGACATCTGGTAACGATCCTCATCCAGCAACAAGGCATGGTTGGTGTCGCTGTCCTGCTGTTCCAGCGCCTCCCGCAAGCCCAGCACCACCCCGTAATCGTAGCCCTGCTGCTCGGCGGTCGGTTGACCCGGATTAGCCGCCTGCGCCAGTTCCGCCGCCTCGAACCCGGCCAAATACTCTGCGGCCTGCTCATACCACTGGCTGACAGACCGCTGCGTTTTGGTTGGGCTCAGCCAACTGGCCGCCCGCACCGTCACCGCCGGCTGCCCGGGAAAGGCGTGGTAGGTCGTCCCGTCCCCGTTGGCCTCGATCATGGGCGGATGATCCAGAGTCAGCTCGATCACCTGCCGCACCAGGCGGGTCAGTTCCGCCTGAGGCTGGCCCGGCTCGCCCAGCACAGCCTGGAACAGTTGGCGCCCCAGGTCCAACGCCCGCACTTGCACGGCCAGTTTCAGCAACTGGCGCGTCAGGGGCGCCTGGGCCTTTTCGGCGGCCACCGCTTGATTGCCCAGCTTCCGGCGCAACTGCTCGAAAGCCGCTTGCGCCTGCTCTGCCTGGCCCGCCTCCAGCAACTCGGCAATTCTCTGCACCGGCACCACCGGCACCTCGGCCAGCTTTTGATCCGCCAGTTCGGCCAGCGTTTCCACGGCATCCCGAAAACTCTCCGAATGTTCGAGCGCCCACAGCATGGCCGTGTAAGCCTCCTCGGAGAGCCCCAGCTCAGCGGCGAACACCAAAGGTTCTCCGGTCATCACCGGCCGGCCCATGGGTTCCTGCCGCAGAATCCGGCCCTGCTCGGTCAAGCGCTCGAACACCGCCCGCGCGTTGCGGGTGCCCTGCCAGGCGGGCAACTTAGCCAACCGCCGGGCGGCCAAGCGAATGGCCTCGGCGTTGTCCAGCAACACCCGCTCCAGCCCGGTGGGGATCACCGCCCAAGCGCGCTCGGCTTCGCTGCTCAGGGCGGCTATGGCCCGGCCGATCAATCCTTCCGCCTCGCCTTGGGTGATCTTGGCTGAGGCCAACTGATCCTCGAGCTGGCGCATCTGTTTCAACAAGCCTGCCCGCCCGGCATACAGGTTTTCAAAGCGCTGCTGCTCAGCCTGCATCTGCCGCCAACTGGCCAACACCTCCCCGGCCAGCCGGCGCCGGGCGTCCTCCGGCATAGTCGGATCCGCCATCGCCTCCTCAAACGTGGCCAGCCGCGTCTGCCATTGATCGGCCAAGGCCCGCGCCCCTTCCAGCCCTTGCCGGAAGGCCCGCCGCACCGGGCCGGACTCGTAAGCCCGCTGTTGCGCCTGCCACTCTCCCAACCGGGACAGCCAGGTTTCTTCGCTGGCCTGGTCAAACTCTCCCACTTCCCCGCGCGTGATCCGGTCCCGAGACATCTGCTGGCCGCGCCGGGCCGCTTCCGGGTTGCCCTGGCGGATCCGTTTCATGCGCTCTTCCACTGCCCGTTGCCGGCTCACCCAGGCCTGCTGATACTCCTCGCCCAAATCGAACTGGGTGCCCCAGCGCCGCCACACCCGCAACCGGGCCTGTTCCTGCAGCAGGGCGGCATACCCGCGGGCCTGGTTTTCGGTCTGCACCTCAGCCTGTAGGGCCCGGATGCGGTTTGCGTCCAGCGCCCCGAGTCCAGGGGGCCTGCTCAATCGGCCAGCCGTCTCCTCGGTATCCGCTGGTATCACGAACTCGCCGGCTCCCGCCTCTGCTGAGCGCGTGCCCACACCTAATGTTTGCAGCGCATTTACAAATTCACCATCCAGAATCCCCGGCACCTTTTCTGGCAGGTTTAAGACCAGCCTGTCGCCCTGGCTCAGCTTCTGATACTCGGTCTGCAGGAAACTGCGCAGCGCCTCCAGCGTTTTCCTGGCCCGGACATACTCTTTGTTGTGATACCGCAAGGTGTCCAGCCGGGTCACGGCCTGGCGCCAGAGCTGCAAGGTGGCTTCCGCCCCGCGCCGCAGCACTTGGGCCGCGTGGAACAAAGTGGCTTCCCGCGCAGGCACCTGGGCCCTGCCCCCCGCGCGGGCCGCGTCCGCCTCGGCCTGGGCGGCGATGATCTCGGCCTGCCGTTGCGGGCTGATAGTAGCAGCCATCGCCTGCGCCGTCGGTCCCGCCGCACTGAACCCCGCTTCGGCCCGCCGCATCAAGGCCCGGAGAATCCCCTGCCGATTGGACGCGCTGCCCTTGATCCACTCCCCCATGCCCGGCCATTGCGCCAGGCGCTCGACAATCCAGTCCAGCAACCGCTGGAACAGATTCCGGTCCGTCCGGCGTGACTGGGCCAAAAGCTCATTGGCCAAACGCAGCCGGTAAGCCCCTTCGCTCTCGCCCTCAAACCGGGGATACCTCTGCGCCATGCCTTCCATCTCGGCACCGAAGGCCGGATCATCGGCTATCTGCCCGATCACCTCTTGGGCTTGTGGCCCGGACAGAATGTGGTGTCCGATCTCTTCGGCGCGCACCTCGCGAAACAGGGCGTCATCGTCCAATTGCCCGCGCACATAGTAAATGACCCCGTGGTCGTAGAACGCCAGTGCCCCCTCGGTGCCCTGGGCTGCTTGGGTTGGCTGCCCGGAAGCTTGGCGTTGCCCATTGATGGCAGCCAGCGCCTCCGCCTCAGTTTGGACCGTTACCTCCCGCACGCCCAGCCGGGCGGCCTCGGCGGTCTCCTGAGCCGTGAGCGGTTGCGGCGTGCCGGGAGCTACCTCTGGCTGACTGGTATCCGCCCCCGGCGCAGCCCGCTCTGGGGTGGGCCGTTGCGTTTCGGTCGGCGCCAGTGCTCCTGCAAGCGCTGACGCGAAACCTGGTCGGCCATCCGTTGCTCCCAATAGTCCCGCGACGAGGCCGCCCGCCCGGTCCGCCACGGTGGCGTCAAAGGCGTCTTTGGCTGCGGGTTTGGCTGCGGGGTCAGTGATGGCTGCCAGGGCTTTGTATTCATTGCGGTAAAACTTGTCGGACACGGCTATCAACAGGTTTTTCACTGGCCGCGCCGTGGCGTTGTCCGCCAGCGCGTCCCGAATATCCTGTTCGCTGTCCCCAGGGCGCCAGGCCAGCAACTCATGCAATTCCTCTGCCTGGGCCAGGGTGAAAGTCAAGTCCGCGCTGGCCACTACCTGCCCCAGCTTTGTTTCCTCTGCGATTGGTTTCCGCGCACTGGGCTTGGGCTTGGCCGGCAAACCTTCCCCTTCCTCCCCTTCCTCCCCTTCCTCGCTGGGCACGGCCGGTCCAGTCACCTCGCTGGGCGCCTCATAGCTGTCCAGCTTTTGCTGGTGCGCCTCGCCTTGAGCCCGCAACGCCGCGAAGTGAGCGGGCGACAGAGCCAGCCGATACCTATTGCGCGCCGGGCCCGAATAAAACCAGTGCGTGGGTTGCCACTTCGGCAGCAACGTATCCAGCGGGACGCCTTGGCCCGTGGCCGGGTCTGTGGCAAACACTCGGCGGTGCGACCCGTAAACGCTGGCAGCGTGGCGCGAACCGTCCTGCCGGTTAGTCAAAACTACCAAGCGGTGTGACTGCTGAGTGGCTTGGCGGCTGCCGCCTCCGCCCACGCCC